GTTTTAATTGTTCAATGTCTGTGACAGGAGTATGAATAACTCTGTCTGTGTCTATGCCGAAACTGTCGAAATATCCTTGAGGAGCGCCGAACTCAGAATCATAAAATAACACCACTCCATCTTCGTATTTATCCAAATAAGATTTTGACAATAACATGGCAAAAGCAGTCTTGAAATGTTTAGATGGGCCAGCAAAAACTGTTAGACCTGTAGAAAGTCCACCATCCAATTTACCACTCAACGCCACATTTAAAGCGGGAACGGTTGTCTGTACAATATCTTTATTGTTCAGAAATTTACTCTTGGATAAAACTTCAGTTTGTTTTATCGTTGAGTTCTTTTTTAATTTATCTAATGTGCTCATATTCACTCCTAAAATAACGACTCCAATGTTGCTACTGGTCTAGTCTTCCAATCCAAACTAGTAACAATAGTGTTCAATGGGTCAATAAATGCTTTCTCAAACATTGTTTCATAATCTATGTATCGATGTAAGTCAAACTCTTTTGGCATTAGACCATTCATCGCTACGGTATTTTCTCTCACATGATTAGGTTCTTTCAGATATAAGAATTTAATCTTATCACCATCTTGAATGAGTTGGTACTTTTTCTCTATCTTCTGAGTCCTAACCAAGTGATTGTAAACTAAAGCACCCCGAACATGCATCGGAGTTCCTTTAGTATAAACTGTTTCTCTTGAAGCATACTTCTCAAGATTATTACATCCTCTTGGGAAAGCAATTTCTTCGGGAGACATCTTACTAAATGCCTGCCATGTATCTTCAACAAAATCCTGTAATTCTTTTTCGTCTTTATTAAGGCACAACTCAACTGCCTTCTTGAGACTTGAACGAACTGGTGCTGGTGTGGAAGACCTAACAATCTCCAAACCCATTACCTTTAGTTTGGGTTCTTTGTATCGGACACCTTCATTATCCCATACATTCAATGCGTATCTTTTCTTTGCAACCCAGATACCAGTATCCGCAATAGCCTCGCGTTTGAAGAATATCTTAGGTTGAAATACATTCATGTACTCACCAAGTTCTACCATTCGTCCATTAATCTTTGGTTCTAGTTTATCTTCAACGAACTTATCTAGTACATCAATTATCTCATCATTGGACTTACCCTTTAAATGTTTTTCTACCATCTTATCCAATGTAACATAACAAGAATCGGTATCAGTATAGAAAGAATAAACTTCATCTTCTGTATCAAGAAACTTGTTTAGAAACTCATCCACTGCTTTACCTGTGTCACGGATAATAAGTTGTCCACTCAATGTAATTGCCTCTGCAATCCTTTCATCAAAATATCTAAACCATTTGTTACCTATCGCACCAAAGAGAGAGTTCAATTGAATCTTTCTTGCCATTTGGAAGTTGTTAAACTTGGCGATATCATTTTTGAGTTTTGGATTCTTTGTATCCTCATACTCTTGTTCTGCTTTCTTCATGAGTTTTTTGTACTTCTGTCTATCGTCAAAAAACTTTTGAGTAATTTCTGCCATGAATCCTTGAGATGCCCTACCAAACAAGTAACCATTAGCAGCCATCGATAAGTCTGCCTCCACTAATTTTTTAGTTGAGTGTTTCCTTTCCAGAATACTATCAACTGTGCAATCCAAAGGTTTGTGTCCTTCTGCCAACATCTCTGGTGAGAGATTGTGTTGCATAATAATAGATGGATATAGGGAAGTCGCATCAACCGACACAACCCACTTGTACTTACCAACTTTCGGGTCTTGTACATACCCACCAGCAAATCCTTTAGAGAAGTGTTCCTTCTTTTGAGGAATCATAATATTCTTTTCAAGTAAGAAGTTATATAACAAACAGTCCCAAGTTCTCACAGATGAAAAGATATCATTGTAGTTACATTTACAGTCATATCCCATCGTAATAATAAGTTCCAAGAATTTCATCTTGTCATCAAGCTCGTCAACCAAAACAGTATCGATGATGTTATAGTCAATAAACCTATTCCAATCATTCTCATAGAACTCGCGGAATGTTTCAAATCCAGATTCCAGTTTCTTCTTACCTAGTTCTACTTCAGCAATGTAATCAAGTCGATAACTTTCTTGGAAGGTGTAAGTAAACTTTTTGTACAAATCCATATAGTCAAGTTGAATGACACCCTTGATGTCAGTCTTCAATAACTCTCTGTTATGACCGCGAACAGTTTTCTTCCTAGTCATACCGAATGGACTAAGATTGTTTTTAGCGGAGTCACCAAATAACCTGTCAATCCTACCAACTAAGTAAGGCATATCGAACAGTTCATGATTCCAGCCAGTAACTACATCTGGATAATCTTGTGCCCACCATGTCATAAACTTTTCCAACAAGTCGAACTCATCGGAACAATATGTATATGTAACTGGTAGGTCTTTGGTCTCTTCGCCAGGCTTCCACTCACCAGAACCCCATGTAAATATTTCTTTGGTGTAATTGTTCACCATAGTAATCAACAGGATTTCTTCAATAGGATTTTCCGTGTCTGGGAAACCATGTTCTGCTGTTGTCTCAATATCTATTGACCAGATATTCATCTTACTAAGGTCAAATTCGATATTGTGGGGATACATGGAAGCTATATACTGATAAGTCAAATCAGTTTGACCGTATATAGGATAATTATCTACTTTAGAATATTTGTCAAGAAATTCTTTGCAGTCACCATTGTCACCAAATGTAATTGGTTTTAGATAATGACCATCGATGTTTTTGAATTCAGATTCCTCATTGCTTCTGACATACAATGTAGGATTAAATGGATGTTTCTCAGTAAAACGCTTACCATTTCTCACTCCACGAGTGAGGATAGAATTTCCATATTGCCACGCATAGGTGTAGAAGTTAGACATAATAAAACCGATTTTTCATTTAGAGATATAATAACACAACAGACATCAGAAGTCAAGCATTATTTTTTTGAAATCCTACAGGCGTTTTTGGCCGCGGATTTATTTTTTGCGCTATTTTTGATATAAAAAGCGCTTCCTTTTTTGAGCGATTTTTACCCAGTGAATTTTGGCTTCTTCTTTGTCTCTGTTACTTTGGTGTGTTCAAACTTGTCTTGATACTCTTTAGCCAAATCTGGTTTGACTTCAAACAAGTATTCAAGTTTACCATACGGTACAAATAAAGTACCAGTACTTGATGGAGTTTGTGGAACAAATGCAATTTTAAATTGTCCTTGTTTTCCTTCAACGGGCAAATAAGATATCTGAGCTGGGTTTGATAAAATATATCTACCACCCTCATCATCTTTCTGCAAGTAACAAATAATTTCAGCCGTACCAGCAGACTTTACACCCACCAGTGAAGCTGGTGGAAGTTGTTGTTGTTCAGTTTCTTCTTCGGTGAGTTCCATTTCTGGATTGGGAATCTTAACTTCCTTCACTACTTTCTTTTTCTTTGTCATAATATTTTCCTTTTCAAAAAGGGGGGACGAATATCGCCCCCCAATAAAACTATTTATTTAGTTTTAATCTTGATTGTTTGAGGTTTCTTCTCCTCTGGGATTTGATTCTCCAAGGATATTCTAAGAATTCCCTCAGTGAGTTTAGCATCTTTCACTATTACAGTGTCAGCTAGACTCCATACCTTACGGAATTTTCTTTGTGCTATACCTTGGTGAATAAAATTTGATTCGTCTTCCCCCGACTCTTGGCCACCTTCTACAGTAAGAGTGCCATCCTCCACAGTAATATCCAAATCAGATTCTTTGTAACCAGCGAGAGCCATTTGAATCTCGTAGTTTTCATCATCTAGTTTTTCTATATTAAATGGTGGGAAATTTTGCACAGATACTTCAAAGTTCTGATTGAGTAAATCAACTACCCTATCGAAACCAACGAATTGTCTGCGGATTTGTGGAAACGCTGAGACAAGATTATCCCAGTGCGCTTGTGTGCTTAAAGTATTCATATTTTTCTCCTTATTAAGCGAGTTAAAGTGTAGACCTCACCCGAGCATCTACTACTGTTATTTATAATATATGGGGACTTTTTTCCAAAAATCAAGGGCAAAAATTTAATTTTATCCGTTATCTAAGTACAAAGCCCATTGTGTAATGGTAGCAAGTTCTGCATTTACTTTCTTTTGAAGAACTTTATTCAATTCAGCAAGTCTAAATTGAGCATCCCTATCCCAGACCATGATAGAACCAGAATCTTGGTCAATACCACATCTTAGGAACAAAGTTCTTCCGCCCTCAATCGCTACACGATATTTTGCAATGGGTTTGCGATTTTGCTTGACAAATCCATTGAGTCTTATTCTTGCGAGTGAGTCGGAATAGTTTTGTTTAATCTCTTGTTTACAGAGTGTGTGAATCCTGTTTTTTTCCTCTCCAGCGATGGATTCAAGAGGTAATGCCATACTAAAAACCAATGCGACCATAGCCGCCACTTTTCCCTTCATAGCTCTCCTTCTGTGCGTTTAGGGTTATCGTTTACGCCCGATATTATACTTAGTAACGAGCGACCATTCATCCTTCTCCTTGAAGGACAAAATCTTTATCTGACTCAATGGAGCCATGTCTTCCTCAACTGATTTATCAAGAAGTTTCACCAAACCCCAATCACTTAGCAATTTGGCTATCGCGTTTCTTCTTTTTAAATCATTCTCAGTCAAGTCTGCTTCTTTGCCGTCAAGAGCAAAAAGTTCTTTGAAATGAGTTATAAAATATCTACCCTGTTTATGGAGAATATGGCAAGACTGATATAATGTCTTGTCTTTCTTTGATGCCACTCCAATACGAGACAAAGTTTCCCTAACCTTTAGGAAGTCATCTTCCTTTTCTAATAATACTTCTACTGGTTTGTAATCGGGAAAATCAATGTCAAAAAAATCATCCACCATGATAATACCTTCATAATTTTGTTAATTAATATGAAAAGTATTTATGGTTTTACTATTTTCCACCTTTCGTTAAAAGCTTTTTTATCTCCACGATGTTTTCGTCAGTCAAAATCCTAAGTGCTTCTTGAGCTCTGACATTACTATAACCAAAATATTCTTTTACTATTTCCAGATGTTCTTCTTTCTCTGGTTTCAACCACTTGTTAAATCTTTTCTTCTTACGAACAAGTCCCTTTAGAAAATCGTACTGCAATTTTGCGTCAAGGTGTGGTCTAGCATTCATTTCATTAGATGCTACAATCGTATCCATGCCATGTGATAATGATTTGTTCACAATAAAAGCATTGTACTGTTTCTCAGACCAATCATCCACCATAAGATTTTCTTTGGTGTAGTTGATACTGTTCGCAAAGTCAAAAGGACTGATTGCTTTTTTCTTTACCTTGAACTCTTCAGCATCATAGGTCTTTACTGGTTCGCCCAATCCTTCAATCATTTAAATTCAACACTCGCCATGATATCAGTTAGACACGCGGTCAAGTTAATCTCTTGGTCTGCCACAAATGCACTCTTGTACTGGTAGTCAGCAATCAATAGTACCAAGTGGGGTACTTGTTTCACCTTATCGATAAGAGAGTCATAGACCTTCCTGTAGACACCTTGTGGGTCATTGTCAACATTGTTGACTACCCATTGTCGCATCTTCTTCCAATCTTTATCCTTGAGACTGTCAATCAATCCCTTGGTGTTTATCTCAGCAATGTTACTTAGGATACCCTCATCGATTGTACCACTACGAGAATACCGTTGTAGTTCGTTTAGAACCCTACGATAGTCTGGAAAGTGTTTCATTAACAACTCAGCGAGAACTGGAGTAGAATATGTGACTCCTTCAGAGTCCAATACATGTTTCATTCTATTAAGAAACAACCCAGCCATGTTTTGTTTTTCATCCTTATTGAGTTTGAATTCAATAACAGATGTTCTACTGTGAAGAGGTTCGATGATTCGATTCTTGAAATTGCATGTGAAAATAAATCTGCAATTGCCAGAAAACTCCTCAATAAAAGCTCTAAGTGCTGGTTGCGTGGAATTAGGATTTAGATAATCTGCCTCATCCATAATCACAACTTTGGGTTTACTTTCAAAACTTACCGTACTAGCAAAGTCTCTTATCTTAGTACGCAATACATCAATACCACTTTCATCCGAACCATTGATAACAATAAAGTCACAACCAAGTTCATTACAAAGTGCTTTTGCAACCGTAGTCTTTCCTGTACCAGCGGTGCCACACAAAAGCATGTTGGATATCTCACCAGCATCAACATACTCTTGAAAGATACTTTTGATTCTATCTGGTAGAACACAATCGGAAATAGTTTGGGGTCTATACTTCTCTACCCATAAAAATTCCGTCATGATTGTATCCTTTTTTTGAGGATTTCAACATCATAATCTTTCTTGATGTTCCAGTTTTCTTCAGAACGGTCTACCATCTCAGGCTTACCTTTCACAAACTTGCCAGTCTTCACTGACTTCGGAGTAAACTTTCGTTTCTCCAAGTTTTGTAGCGCAACCTTGCGCCTCTCATTAACATTCTTTTTTCTCAATGTACTACCTCCTCTCTTTCTATATCATCTTCTTCAACATAAGAACCATGTTGAATTTCAATTATCTTTAGGGGTTCATTCCCCACATTTGTCACTTGATGCCATTCGTAGGGTATTATACTAAAGTGTTGACCAGAAGTCAAGTAGTCGTATGTATAATTCTCTAACCTACCTTTACTAGTTTTAATCATTGCCATACCATTTACGATATGCCAAATTTCTCCACGATAAAAATGTCTTTGGTAACTAATACTTTTGCCGATATCAATATTCAATATTTTTACCTTAGCAGTTTGTTCCGCGTGAATAACTTTATAGTCACCCCACGCTCTTTCTACATTGTTTACCGAACTACTAGAATAAGTTTTATCTCCACCAACACCAAAAGCAAACTCTAAATGAGCAAAGGAAAACTTTTCTTGCAGTTCCATCTCTGGAATATTATCTTCTGTCCTGTCACCACCATTCACGAATACAAACTTGTGGTCTATTCCCCACGAAGCAATTGCCTTTTCTATAAAGTCTTTAGCAGTATCGTCATCATCATTGAAAGGAACTACATGGTCAACACATTCTAATTCCATCAACATATCCATTCTGTCCCACTGTGACATGAACGGTGACCCCTTCTTTCTGGTTAACCACTCATCGCTGTTAAGACCTACCGATAGATGGTCACCCATCTTCTTAGCTTCTTTCAATAGGTCAAGGTGTCCCTTATGTAGTGGGTCAAATCCACCAGACACTAAAATAACTTTACTCATAATATACCTCTTAAAGATGCCCCACCGCCAGATATGTTTCTCGCGTTGTGTAGAACTTCTTCATATGTGAAGTGGGGTTGTTCAATTTCAAACTTTGGATTGGATGTTTTGTCAAACCATTTTAGATTATGGTCTTTGGGATATACCCTAGTCCATTCCATATTTGATTTTTTTAATAATTTTTTTGCCTTCTTATTCAGCGGAAAGATATATCTAAACATATATCCTTCTATTTTTTTGATTCCCTTCTCTTTCATAAAGTCTGAAGTCAACCAAAAAATCCTGTCTTTACCAGAGAACCTTGCGTTCTCTTCGCATAATTTTCTTGTAGCTCTTGGATGAACCTTCTCTCCATTTATCTCATACACTTGAGTGAAGTATTGTCCACCATAAAGAAAATTACTTGCCTGATATACATATCCACATTTACCCATGATACCATCTGCCATTGTATAAAGGAACGATACTTCTGGTGTATTTTCCTTTATCCATTTTATTGCTTGAGATATCATTTGTGATTCGGAGTTGGTTGGCATTTCATCTGTCATGCACATCTTACCAATCTCCCAATAATCTTTTGACTCCAGACCAGTAAACATTTTATTGATTGTCTGTCTAGGTTGAGTTCCCCAGCCTAGAGTCATAACACCTACCAATTCACCATTGAGAAAACATCCTAGATAATGCTTTGTCAGTTTAGGCATCATCGGTGAATAATGATGCGTTTGTATAAAATCGATTGCGAGTTCTTTCGATAAAGGTTTTAAATCGTAATCAACTTTATGCAAATGTTTCGTCTGTTCCAGCACCATCTTGAAGATTCAACTCATATTGTTGTCCTACAGGACTTTCATTTTCAATATAATTCATCATGGTAAGCGGGTCAGATACTTCATATGGGTCAGCAGGACAATCGTCTTCACATCCTTCCTCGACAAATGCTACTTCTACAACTCCATCATTGACAAGGACTGAATATCTCCAAGACCTTGGCCCAAATCCTAAGTTGTCTTTCTTCACCAAAGCACCAATAGCTTCTGTAAAGAAACCACTTCCATCTGGAATTAGTTTTACATTATCGATGTCTAACCAATCACCCCATTTGTTCATAACAAAACTATCATTAACAGACAGGCAGTATACTTCATCAATACCATTCCTTTTGAACAACTCATAGTTGTTATCATAATCTGGTAATTGATATGTTGAACATGTCGGAGTAAATGCGCCAGGCAAAGCAAACAGTACAACCCTCTTGTCCTTGAACAAGTCACTTGAGTTAACTAATTGCCACTGATATGGATTCTCATCACCAGCCTCTACCATCTTTTCATCCCTTACCCTCATGTGGAAAGTGATATCTTGTGGTAACTTTTGACCAACTTCAATCTTCATTTACTTTTCTCCTTAATTTTTTCCTTGTCATGAGCCAACCAATTGTATATTTTTTTGGTTAACCATAACTGAAATTTTCTAATAAAATTACCTCTCGGCATTAACCAGCCGGCCATGAAAGATAATATCATTCCATAAACGGCAATCATTCCTTCAACCCAAGCCATTAGATATTTGAACTAGGTTCCAATGCCAAAAAGTAAGTTCTTTTTGCGTTTGAAAACTTAAAAGCTTTCTTCTGACTAACAGTAACCTCATAATCATCTGCGATTACTTTTAGATTCTCTATACTAAGTCTAGCATCAAATTGTACATTCGCCTGACCAATGTCTGTGGTGAATGAATTACTCTTAGGAGTATTCGGGTCACCCACACTCATTGTTACACCATCAGTATTAGAAACAACACTAAGAGTAGGAGCAGAGATTACACTTGCTGCCCTATAGATAGTTTCTATTTGTGATTTGGTGATGTTGAACTGATAGAAATTATCAAGTTCAATTTCTTTGTCTGGTGCGGCCACAATAATAGATGGTTCTGCAAAGTAGAATTTAAATCTACCAGCTCCAGATTTACAAGTTAGATATTCATCTGAAAATTCTATATCAGTATCGTCACTCATGGTGACCAGAGATAAGAATTGATTCAAATCATAGATTGCGAACTCCTGTGGGAAGCTCTCTTCGATTGTGCCCTTTGCAAGAATTGACTTAGAAGCGGACACCGTTGACAAAATATTACCAGACTTAACCAAAAGATTTGTGTTAATGGTGGCGTAATTTTTCAACAACTCCAAAGTTGTTTTAGATAGTTTCATAATATACCTCAATCAAATTAAACATCATATAATAACATTTGTTAGGGGCAAATGTCAACCCCTTATTTTATTTTAGACTTCTTCTCCGCCTGCTGGAGTCTCAGCGCCAGTCATACTGTTGGCAGATAAGTAATCCAAGTAAGCAGTTTCCTGTAAATGGTCAGTCCCACTGTAAGGAGCTTCTGCAAATAGGGCAGTCCTATCAACTACAAATGCATCGTAAGCAGCCTTATCAGCAAAATCCAATTCCCATTTAAAAGAAAGATTGTCTTCTGCTACAGTAAGTGTTACTGTTACATCACTTCTAGCGTCAAGCCAGTTTCTAAAATGTGTCGCATTAGTCTCAAATCCAGCATCAGCGGTTTCATAAAAGAAATACCAATCTGCCGTTGTGTCTGGTCGAGTACTAGTGTAAGTTAATCTATATGCCATTGTTCATTCCTCTAATTTATTTCTTACTCTCTTATTTATAATAAAGTTGTCGGGAACTTGATACTTCTTGTGAGAGAGTAAGAGAGAGGTGTATCAAGCCCCGACTGCCCGCTGGGGGCAAACTGTTAATCAGCAATCCATACTGCCGATGGGGATATCGTCTTCTCCGATATCTCCTTGAATAAATTCTTCGCTGTCATGTACATGCAATGCGATAATAGCATAGTGCAGTACCTTCAATAAATCTTTGCGGTTAGTACCGTCTTTTTTTCCATACCTCTGGGCATACTTTAGAATGTTTCCAATACAAAATCCCATCCCATGGCCACCATCAATAATGAATTCGGTTGCCTGATATTTATTCTGGGAATAATGTTGCCCATAAGTTTCATCTATATAAGATTGGAGCTCTTGAATAAGAGCTCCTTCATTATATTTGTAGTCAATGTTAAAAGTCATAACTGTCATTTTCCTCAGAAGTTTCAGTTTCAGAACCATCGGTAGGA